ATTTTGGCACGATCACAAAAAGAACATAATTGTTTGCCCCAAATCTCTATACTCATATTTCACAACCTCCTGCCACACATGCCAATTCTTGTGACCCAATGGTCATGTCTTGACTTTCGTAGGCGGCAAGTTTACCCCAATCAACGTCTGTTGGCATTTTTGCTTTCAGCTCGTTGTATTGTGATTCATCACAATCTTGATATGGTGCTTGTCTATATGTGTGATCTGAGAATGGCAAGAATGATACTCCTGACATCCAATCAAAATTATCATATACCCATGCACCCACTTCCATCCATTCATGTTCTTTAACAGAAATAGTCACAGATGGCTTGTGTTCACACCAATGTTTTTGATATGCTAACCAATGCTCTAATTGTTCAATGGCTGACATATCCATACGAAAGATTGCTTTTTTATCAACCTTCATTGGAAATGAAAATACCGCAGTATGACTAGGATTCATTACATCATCTTCAATTGGAAATCCTGCATCTTTCATATACATTGTGAGTGGATCTTTTTTGTCACCACGTACTGTTCTAATGTAATATGGATTGTGTCTTGCATGAATACCAGAGGCCGCATCTGTAAGTTGTGATACAGTTCCTGATGGCTTTACACAAGTAATCGCGGCTGATACCGGAATACCAATCTTCTTTGCAAGTTTCTCATTTGTTTCAACTGCTTTGTCTTTTAGTTTTGCTAACAGTTCAGGCAAGTTTTTATTTTTTGGACTTGTCAACGGCGAATCCATAATACCAGTTAGAGATACTCCTAGCAGTCTTTCTTCTTCACAGTTCTTTTTCCATGAAGCTGATAGATATTTAAAGTTTACCAGTGTAGATTGTAGTGTTCCTACAATGGTTGCTAGTTCTACTTTTTCTAACAGTGATTCTTCTGTGTCGTTAGCACGAACCACAACCTCAGAAAGATTACAGAATTCTCTATCTCTGAGAATAATTTCTGAACATGGATTTGTTCCAAATGATTGGCCTTCAACTCTTCTTCTACCATTTCTTTCAGCCTGTTTGTTTGCTGATTCTCTGTTGAAGATACCTCTTTCACCTGATTTAGAATCATACAGAGCTTTCCATTCATCCATAAAAATACCAATGTCTGGCTTTTCTGTGTAACATGCAGAATTGTTTGCTAGAGCTCGTTGTCCGTGTTGCTCCCACCATTGTCCTGCTTTTGCGTGTCGCATTCTGTCATCAGACAAATTTGATAGTGAGATCAAAGCAGATCTCCTAACACCGCCAACCACAACGATTTCTGCAATTTTGCACACAATGTCATGACATTCAATTGAATTCAATTTACGACCTGGAGCTCCGCTAAATGTGGCTACTACAAACTTGAACAAACTGTCAAGTGGTTCTGGACCAGATGCTCTACCACCAAATGTTTTAAGTGGTGCACCAGCTGGTCTTACTTTGCTCAAATCCCATGTTGGAATCTGACCTGAATACAGCATAGCAATTAATTCTTTAAGGGCTTTTGCCCAACCAAGTTTGCTGTCTGCAACTTGGATACATGTGTCGCTGTGAAAAAATTCTTCAGCAACAACAGGAAGCTGTGATACTTCTTGTCTCTCGACAGAAAAACCAACACCTGTTCCGTTCATTAATACATAAAGTATTTCGTCAAATGCTTGTACACGATTAACTGCCACGTATGAACAGTTATATCCTGCAATGTTTTCTCTTTTTAATGCCTCACCCGCTGTCATTAAACAACGCATGGATGGCATAATTTTTGTTTCCAAAACTGCTTCTTCTAATTTATTTCTTAGTTTTGGTTCCAATTTATAGTTGTGCATCTCTAAGAGATGTTCTTCAAAAAAGTTAAAGTATCTATCAATCGTCTCACCCCAGGTTTCTCTGCGTCCTTTATCTTCTAGCCATCGTGAATATCTACTTAGGTGGATAAACTCTTGGTATAAGGTGGGAAGATTATTATTAAGTCTAGTAGCCATTTTCTCTCCTCGTTTTGTTATAAATGATTATCCGAGTTATAGACGAGGATGTCTTTGCTTTGCGTGTTAGAATACTTAGTACAGTCATCTCATGATTATATACTTCGATTACTTAAAAATTGAAAAAACTTTTGCCTTTGTGTATAAAAGTTGCCATTCTCAAACGTTCACGATTGTCTAAAATAACATTGGAAATTTTTTGCACAACTTCCTTGTCAGTGTCATTTAAACTATTACTTTTGCCTCTTACTTCTATGTATGACATGTAACTTAATCCTATCAATCTAATTATCCAATCTGTCACATTGTGCCACACATTAGTTAAATCAGGATCGCTTGATAGATACAAAAATTTTGGTACTGGTTGTTGTACCCATGTTTCCACAGCATTTTTTATTTCTTGTGGCGGTTCTTGTATGCAAGATAATCCTAACATTTCAACTTTCATTGTGTGCAAGTCATTCCAATCTATATCAAATGGATTCTTAATATCACAAACATTGTGTGCTTCTGTGACAGGCATAACATAGTGCCAATATAAAGAATCACCTACAACTGGAACATTCCCATCACTGTAGGATTTTAATTTTTGTCTTATTGCTCGACGTTCAACAGAGTTGATTTGTGTCATGCACTTGTTCGCATTGCCATTTGTTCTGCTTCAGCCAATCCAGATCAACTAGATCGTTGTATGCTATATTTAAAACATAATCATCCACAACACATATCATGAAGTGATTATCTTTTGTTTTTCCAATTTGTACGTTACACGCATGACCCAAATAGTGTAGAGTATATGCGTACAACAAGGCTTTATTAAATTCACAGAAATCGTTGCTGTGTATCATTTGCCATAGTGTTAGCCAACTACTTTTTTCATATGGGTCAATGCTCATTGATCCAATTGGTATTTGACTATAAAAATCTAATGTTGCGTTCACACAATGTTTGAGTGATTTACCTTGGTTCGCAATGCGAAAGTTTCTAAACACACTCAACCTTTCATCGGGTGAATCTTGCCAGTTTAAGCGAGTGTTGTTTTCCAAAGTTTTAATTCATAGCTTAGTGTTGCATTTACGGCGTCTGTGTCACTGTATCTTAGTTTGAACTGGTTATTACTAACATCTAGAACACCACTGAAAGCAATAAGAGGATCATTTACTGCTACATAATCATCTTGTAACATGTAATCCTGTACTGCGGCTCTAGTGTCTACCATTATGGTCATTTTGCCGTTGCGAAATTTAGGAGTTGGCGACTTGGCATTTTGTAAACTGTAATCAATGGTTGCACAGTTATAATCATCTGCGTCCCATTCAATGCCTGTGTCTGCGTTGGTTCCACTTGCGGCCAATATAAGATCAGTTTTTGGATTAGCACTTGCTTCATTAACCAATTGAATTTCACTGTTATAGTAAATGCGAATGGTTACGCCAACTGCTGGTGCTGTAGTGAGAGTGAGTGTGGTTCCGCCTATACTAAAATTTGCACTTGATACTTCTGTTTCTGCTCCACCTGATGCTTGTGTGGTTACTCTGTATCTTCCGCTTTGTGTTAAATCTACTGCAACGGTATAACTTGCACCGCCGTTACTGGTTACACTAACTGGATCATTTCCAATGAATAATCGTTTTTGATCTTTGGCATAACCTAACTCACCCGGATCTAATAGAGGTAAGTCGGCAAAGTTGCCTTGTCGATTCAATAATTTTGCTACTTGCGTTGTTGGCATCGCACTCTCCTAACGTATTATTTATCCTTGAATTCCTAGGTATTGCATCAAACGTTCGCTCCAACCTTGGCACCATTCATCAAATGCTTCTCCTTCAACAATGAATTCTTGATACTGTAAATCTCTACTGCACATCATGATTACAATTTTACGAATATCTGTTCCGTAAAGATTATTGTGTGCAAGGGCATAGGCGGCACCTTGCAATTTGTAGTTGTCTATCCATTCTTCTTTTTTGGGTTTGTTGGTTTGCTTGAAGTCCATAATGGCCGGTACACCATTATGAACTCCCACAAGGTCTGTGGTCCCTGCGTATAAGTCTGGGTAGTATAGATGCACTTCGCTTCCCCAGGCTTCGTCTACTTTGCTTAATCCGTCCTGTATAACCACCTCAGCCATTTTCCGTCCTTGGACATGTACAAGATTTGTCTTGTTCGGCAGTTCTTCTCCTTTGGTGTAATGTTCTAGGAAGCCGTGCATGGAGGTACCGACACCCGCGGCTTCTTGTGTTATTTGCTTAGCCTTTTGTTCGCCAACACGTTTACGCCAGGCAATCAAATGTGTTTTGTCTGATGTTGCATCTAATATTGTAGTAACACTAGGCATTCTACTGCCGTCAGGTGCTTCGTACAATCTCTTTTTGCCATCAATCCTGTTTAGGTCTTGATAGTCGTAGACTCTGTTAATTTTCATAAGTTCATTATACGTTGATTGTTGTGTGTTGTCAACCTATTACCAGGTGATAATCCACTTAAAAGTATTGGTTGTTGAGGTATTTGTTTGGCGTTCAATTTGATAACCCAAGCCTTGGAAATACTTGATCACTTGACTCATTTGGTCAGTTTTTGCACGATCTGTTGCTACACCTGACCAAACATTGAAATATGATTTACTGGCTGGATCTGTTGCTGTGTGTGTTTGTGCAGTTAATCCCAACGCAGTATTTGCCGTACCCGCTCCAACTACCACAGTAAATGTTGATGCGGCAGTGGTAGTGTAAGTGATTACAAGATTGTTGCTAGAATTTTTACTTGCAACAACACCTGTTACACCTGCATCATTAATATCGGCAATCACTGCATTAAGACTCAATCCAGTTGTACCTAGTGTAATAACGCTACCAGCAATTATTATAGTTGGTGTACCAGTAATAGTTGGATTGGCTTGACTGCCTGTTATTGTAATAGTAGGAGTGCTTTCTGTCATTGTAGTACCATCACTTATGGTACTGCTATAACTTCCTGCATTAGCATCAGTTATGATCTGTTTCATTAGAGTATTAGTTTCATTGAGAATTGTTAGATCTGCTCTAGCATCTAACTTTGCCTGTGTGGCTGTAATACTGTAACTCATGCCAACTCCTTATCTACTTGCTTCTGTGCCAGTTTTTTCACTTGCTTCTTTACTTTTTCTTCACCATCTCCGATGTTTACATCATTGTCACGATCAGTTACTATATTAATTGTTTCCAATGATGCATCACGTACTATAGGAATACCTTGTAAAAGTTCTAAGAGTTGACCTCTGTTTATTGTGTGGCCAGCTCTTCGCAAGTCTTTTAATAAACTGACAAATTTTACTTCTTCTAAACCTTCGGCACTGATTGCGTCTAACAAACTTATAATGTCTGTTCGAATATCTTCAGTATTTTCTTTTACAATCTGTGCAATATACATGGTACGAATTTACCTGTCCATTCCAATCTTTTGCCTGTGTCTAATCGGTACTGGTGGCGCCATTTTCTTATTTTTAAATCGTTTCTGTAATTCTGGAGACATATCATCCATTGAAACTGGAGAATCAGGTGCTGGTTCTGGAGTACGTACACGTTGTGGAAGTTCATCTGGATCCAGTGGTGGTACCATTGGACCAGTAGCAGGATCTACGCCTGGTAACCTACGTTTAGATTTTTCACTCACTTGTTGCTTGATTGCTTCAAGTTGTGCTTTAGAAATTTTGCCATCTTTGCTGGTTTCTTGTACTGCCTTCAGTGCAGATTTAATTTGGTCGTCCATGGACTCTTTCATTTCTCTGCCGGCTTCTGCATCGTCTCCGGCCATTGCGTCTGCTCCACCAAAGTCGTCAGTTGGTTCCATTTCACCATCGCCATCTGTGTCAATGCCTGCATCTGGCATATCGCCAAATCCACCATCGTCCATGCCCATGTCGTTTGCAGGTGCTTCACCTTGTAGAACTAGTACTGCATTGTCATAGCTTTCTTTGGTTGACTTCATTGTGTCTAATAGACCTTGAAGTGAAGCTGTTGCACTAGATTCAAATGCACTTGCTTGATCCATACCCATTTGCTCTTTCATGGCCTGTACCAATGGCATCATGTCTTGTACTTGCATCTGTGCAATGTCTTCTGCCATTGCCTGAAGTTTGTCGCCTATTTCTTGAGCGGCAAGTACGACTTCTGCTTGGTCAACCATTTCAGATCCTACTGCTTCAGCAACAGGTTGGTTTTTAATTTGTTCCAAACGCATTTTCGCGGCTTCTCTAATGAAAAGGTAAAGATTGTATTTTGGACTTGAGATGTCGCCTGCTTCTGCTAGTTTGGCATCTGCTTTTTGTCCTAAGGAACGAACTTCGTCTTCTGTCATAGAATCCCATCGTCCAGTCCAATTAAATCTTGACTCGAGTATCTTTTTAACTGAATCAAAATCATAATTTGTGTTCATATCGTTTATGTTCATAGTAACTGATCCTTTATCTTTATAGGCTAACTGTATTTATAAAATATTACTTTTTATTTGCTCCAACTTGACTTGATTTTCTGAATATTTGGCCCAATAAACAGGATTATCTGTTTTGTTGGCTTTTTGTCCATACATTGTGGTTTCGTACAATTTAGACATGTATTGATTGTCCAAGTCAATTGCTTTTTTCACCGTAATTTGATCTTCATTGATAAGAGACTCAACTATGGTTTTTGCTGTTTTTGCCAGTGCAATATCTTCATAAAGTTTTTGCTCACGCCAATACACATTGTAAAAGTGTTTCTTTCTTTCACAAAAGTTTTGCTTGGTGCGTGTAACTTTAAAATCACCGATTTTGATTGTACCATTTTCACGTGAAGTCAGCATACTGGCTATTGTGTCAGTATCCATATTTTCAATGATGGTACGAATGTTTTGTTCTAAATCTGCTATTGCAACCATTAGTAGTTCCTTTTTTTCAAATAATAATATACAGTTTTGTCTTCGGCAATTTCTTTTTCAAATATGCCTCTATTGACCATCTCTTGTGAAATACATGCATCACGTTCTGACAGTTCTGATTTGCACATTTTTCCTTCTGTGCATTTTTTTATTATCTTGTGTTCTAAGTTGGAAACTGGTTGCGGAATACCTGATGCTGGAGTGTACATTCTCATCTTACACCAGCCATCTTCTTTAGGTTTTCTATATCTCTACGGTTAGCATCTGCCTTGGCACTATTTGCATTTGCTACCTGTGTGTTCTGTTGCGTGGTCATGGTGTTTTGTGCTTGTTGATTAGGAACGTTTAATCTAGCACCTTGACCTGTTGGTTGTATATTTCTCTGCGATTGTACTGCTGGATTTTTCTGTGTAGACGTTTGTCTTTTCATCTTATTCTGTGGTGTTGTTGATGGAGTAGGTGCTGATGGATTCACACCATAGCCCTCTTCAATGCCAATTTTGTCAAGCAATATGTTTCTAATCACTCTTTGGTCATTGTTCTCAACAGCATCACTCAATTTAATAGCATCTGCAATGGAAAATTGTTTTGCAAGTTTGGCCGCTTCTTTGGCACTAATCTCGTGATTATGCACTTTTTCAATATAATTTTTTAGTGCCATACTAAAACTATCGCCATAATCATCTAGTTTCATCTTCTCATCGCCTTGTTCATTCTTGCTACTGCTTTTGAGGCAGGATTAAACTTCTTAGTAAATCTTGCTTTTCGAGCCATTCTAGCGCCTTTTTGTGCTTTGGTACGCTTTAAAACAAAACGTTTTTTCAAATCAATAGGAGCAGAACATTGTGAAGGACTTGCTACCAGTCTGCCTTTCCTTTTACCAAACGTACAACGATACTTTTTAGTAATGGATTTGCCCTTACGAGCCCATACTAGTTTGCTCTCAATTATGTTGTTGTTTTCTTCTGTTAGCTCAAAAAGTTCCATAATAGTATTTAGTCTATTATGCTATGTTCATTAGAATCACAACGATTGTGCTTAATAAACCTGCTATAACTGTGCCAGCACTACCTATGATTACCTTGGTATTTGTGGCGGCGTGACGTTCTATATTGATTGAATTTTGGTTGATACTCTTCATAAGGGAATTAAGATTCTCTTCCATGCGTTCTATTCTGCTCATCATATTGCCCAATTTCTCTTGCAATACTTCGTAACGAGCGGCACATAAGTCCACATGAGCTTCTAAATTTTCTTTTTCTAGTTGAGACATTGCTTTTCCCTGCTGATAGTATTTATGAATCTATCTGACTTTTCCAATCTTGAAATGAGGCTTCTGCTCGATTAAACGCTACGTCGAAGCGTTCGCCTGCTAATAAATCTTTTCTAAAGTTAATCATGTATGCATATGGATCATCTATTAGATCCAGAGTGGGCCAACTTTTTCTGTTCACACACATTAGAAAATGTCTTATGTGTGGATCAACAATTTTGTCTACTTGTTCTTTGTATCTATATTCTTCAGGTTGACTTTTAGAAAATATAGCTTCAGGTCTTTTGTTTTTCAGCAGATATACTTTTATCCAGTCTGTGATTAATTCTCTCAACCCATTGTGATATAGTCCTAACTCTTTCATAAGTTCCAGTACTTTTACCACATCAAATATATCTCTGTTTTTGATAACAATGTCTGCATTTTTTACAAACTGATCATGATTCAAACGCATCGATGTTTTGATTGATGTAAGACAGTATCTAAACCATGCATCTGAATTTTTAAAAGTTTCATTCCAATGCTCCGGAGATCCATTGAAACAGCGTCTATCAATGTACATAGGAATGTCAAAGTCATTGCCTGGTTCTACTGCAACAATAATTGTTTCAACATCATTTCTAACTTCTTTATCCACTTTATGAAAAAACCATGCACTAGGTCTTGCACTTGCTTTTTTAATTGCATACCATGTGTCTCGATCCAGTTCTGTGCGTGATTGCATGTACCAATGGTGTGCAAGTTTGTGTGATGTTGCCATTACTGCTTCATGACATTGCGAAGTCCAACAGTAATTGATGTATTGATCATCTGCTATTTTGGATACAATGTCTTTGGATCTTGCTTTGTCTTGTTGCCACTCGATTGCTCTGCTGAAGTTTAGCAGACGCATGAGAAAATTTCCACTTAATCCGGCATTTGCCAGCACAATTACATAATCACTCATAAGGATTCTACAATGGTATTACAGTTATGACTGTCTGTGGTTTCAATTATTTCTAAGTTATCGTCGTGTATAGGTATACCTGAAATATCTTGTTGTATTTGCATGATAGGAACCTCCGTATAAAAGTTTAATGTCCATACCGGCATTTTGCCAGTGAACTTGTCTCCAAATAACTTATCTACTTTTTTGACAGAGCTTGTTACAGTAGGTTCAAATACTTGTGATCTAAAACTACATGCTTGAACAAATGTATTATAATTTTGGCTTTGATAGAAACCTTTTGTATTCTTCTTTTGTGTTGCAGTATCGTGGGTGATATCTATTAGTGTTTTTATTTGGTGATTGAATTTTACATCCACAAGGTTCTCATCATTGATGACTGCCTTTTGCTTCTGTGGCAAATTACATTCCTTTTCTCCCAATGGCGTAGGCCGCGGCACCAATGGCGCCTAAAGTAATTGCGTTTTTCTTTACTTTATCCCACACACTTGGTTTTTGAATTTGTGCTTGTGATAATGTTCCGTCAACTGAACCCATTAACTGTACAGATGAATATAATTGACCGTATCTGCCATTGGTATGATACCATTTGTTTACCATTGGCATTAACACTTTTTTGTTTGAATTGGATAAAGATGCGTAGTCTTGTACTCGTCTACGTATGCTTTTTAGTCTAGAATCTCTGATTCCTAAACTACTTTCTAATCTTTGTAGTTGTCCTCTTGCTTGACCAGATGCAAGTCTGCCAGATGCAATACCACCCAAATATTGTTTCAATTCGGGTTCATTGATTTTTGCACCTGCCTGTTTGCTTTGATATATTGCATTGTATAAATCTGTACTGCTCACTCTAGCACGATCAAATGTTCTACTTTTGATTGTTTCGGCCGCATATGCTTGTGCTTGAGCTCGATAGGCTGGTTCATTGTACATCATGTACAGAGTGTTTAAATCCATAAAAGCAAAATCTTTGATCTGCTGACTGTCCATCGAGTCAGTTCTGCTTTTGGTTCTAAACTGTCCTGCTTCTGTAATATCTTTTAAAAATTCGTAAGCCATTTATTTTCCCTTACTCATAGCTAATTCTTGTTCAGCTAGAATTTTACGCATTTCGTCACTTGCGTATGTGGTATACCAGCGTGGAACGAAAGCATGAATAACAACTCTAGTGGCCGCACGTTCTAATCTCCATGCAACTTTGATGGCATGCCAGAAATGTTGCCATCTTGTCATGTTTACTTCATCTAAATGTACTTTGCATTTTTGTGACAACATTATTGAAAATCCTTAGGAGCAAAATTTGCCTTGCTAAAATCTAATCTGTCTACAATCTTTACAGCATTACCCATATGGTCTGCTACCACAACACCTTCGCCTGGTGTAACTTTGTAACTGCCATCTGGTTGTTGTATAAAAGCCTTCATCTGCATTAATTTGTTAAGATGTTTTGTGAGTTCATCTTTGGCTTCCATTATGCCCATGTACAGGTTATAAAGATTGTACAATTTTTCTTTATTTTCTGCAACAAAGTCTTTTGCTCTTTGTAGATCATCCATTTTACGCATGGCGGCTGGACCTTCAGGACCAGTCTTTAGTGTGCTGATTTCTTTGTCTGTGGTGGCAACAATCTGTTCAATGAAACTGTTAAAGAATCTACTTGCATCTGTGAACTTACCTGCTCGTACTGCCCTGTTAACATGAGTTAACAGTTGTTGGCCAAACTTTTTAATTGGTGAATCTGTTAGCAATGCCCAATCTTCATTGCTCATGCTTTTTATTGTTCTACTACTGGCACCTAACATTTGTAGAATTGGTTTTGCTTCAGCCTTGCTAAGTCCTGCTCCTGATACATCTGTTACCACTGCATCATCAAACCATACATCTGGATGTTCGTTCATACCTTCTATGCTGGCACCAAACTGTGCAGTCATGTCTCCAACTGTTTCACCATCATATGCTGTGTGCCACACAATACCAATCTTTGCATTTCTAATTCGATCTGCAAGTTCAGAGTCGGCCGGTACTGCATATGTGATGGTGTTTGGTTTGAATGTTAGATATTCTTCACCTTCAATTTTTTGTGCTTTGAGCGTGTCGGGTGTAAACATTAGATCGCCTTGCAACACACCTTCAATTCCTAATTTAGGAAAATGTTCTAGAGCTGTTTTTAATTTGTTACGCAAACTGCTGGCATCTTTATCTTCTTTGTCTGGATGAAAGCGTTCAATGTCTGATGGTTTTTTGTTTAGTTTTGGATCACGTTTACTGAACACACCTTTTGTGCCTACAAAAAATTGTCCATCTTGAGGATCTGTGCCTGCAATAATTGCCGGAGCACCATCCCACTTAACACTAACCACTGCTGGTCCACCACCACTTGCACCACCACTCATTGCATTTGCAAGTCCGCTGATAAGTCGTATAGCAGTTTCGGCTCCCTGCTTCTGCTGTGAAAACACAAGTTCTTCGGCGTGCATCAGATGTGTATTTTTACCACCTGTTGCTTCTCTTAGATTGTGCAGAGCTTTTTGCACCAAGCGATCAGCTCGTGGTCCACGCTTTTTTCTCTTTTTCCAGCCGGATAAAATCTCTTTAACTCGCATTTTTCTTAAGTTTCCTTACACCACGTTCAAATATACCCATGTCTTTGTTTTTAAGACTGAGCATGAATCTTTTACGGAGATCTGCCTGTGTTGATTCTTCAAAATTCGTTTCTATGTATTCTAAAAGTTGAATTGCACTACCTAGTACATTTTCACTTCTATAACTTAGTATTTGCTCTTTGCTACTTTTAGGAGCAATACTGTTTATTTCTTCAAGAATACTGCGAGTTTTCTTTTTCATATCAGTCTCCAATATAGTAGTATTTAGCTACTCTGCCTTTTTGAGTATACTTCGGAGCCTATCACTGCTGTTAACAGCATTATCCTGTGTTTCTGGCTGTGGAGAATTAGTTCCTAGTGTGCTTTTCTTCTTTAACTGATCATATATGTTGTTGAAACTGGTATCTTCTGCTTCTTGCTCATCTAAATCTGTGATACGCATACTGTCAATGTTAAAATCCAAATCAATTTTTTGTCCAACACCATTACTGCTTCTTGTTTTCATAAACTGTATCTGTATTCTACCACGTTCACGCATGGCTTTACTGCTGAATATACCAATCACATTGTCTGCTGTTTGTATTTTACTCAAGCCACCTGCAATATGCGAATGATCAAACTCAATTTCTTCTACTGCTGATCTGTTTAACTGCGAAGCAGTTGCAAACAAATAGTTTCCTTCAACTGCAAAGTTTCTAAGTTCTTCTGATACAAACTTATCTTTAATAAACAGATCACTGGGTGGTACTTTCTTTTGTGCTGGCATCATCAAATCCAAATAGTCTACCAATATTGCTTGAATTTTTTTGCCGTTTTGAACTTCAAACTCTTTTATAAAACTACGCAAGTCATTTACTGTGATACCGTTGGGTAATTGCACAATCTGTAAACCTGCATTGTGTTTTGCGGCCATTTTTACTTTTAGTTCTACATTGTCTGTGTCTTTTAAAACCTGTCTTGTTGTTAATCCTGTCAGCATTGCATCAAGTCGCATACTGCATAATTCTTCACTGAGTTCTAAACTCACATATAGTGTGTTATAGCCCATGGCTGTCCAATTGAGTGCTAAGTTCTGTAAGAAAATACTTTTACCTGCACCTGATCCGCCTGCAAAAATGTTTAGTTCGCCATTGTTGAATCCACCATACAGTTTTTCATCAATGCTTTTCCAACCTGTGCTGGTTCCACCTTTGGCATCTTTGATTGCTTGTAGTCTGCTTTTTGGATCTGCCCAATAGTCTGTGCCTAAGTTTTTGTTTAAACTTATTGCTACTGCTTCTTTTACCAAATGCTCTACTGCACCATACTCTGACTTGTCCAACATGTCTGTGCTGGCCAATATTGCACCTTCTAATCCTTTGTGTCTACAAAATGTTTCAAAATCATCTAAAAACCAATCCTTGTGTGCTGAACCAGTTTCTCCAATGTTTTGCAATTCCATGTTGGTTATTGCTTTAACCTGTTCATGTGTGGGCATTGCTCCATATTCTGAAGCATGTTCCTGTATAAACTCTACCGTACTACGCAACGGTCTATCAAAGTACTCAGGCTTTACAATGTTATTGACACGAACAAATAATTCGTGATCATTCATCATAAACTCCAAATACAATTTTTGTAATTCTTGACTATATTCTTTTACTTCCATGTTCACCTACAATATTGTTTCATCAGCACACGTATCTTTGTTGGGCTTGTGTGTACATTATCTAATATACTTCTAACTGTAAACATTCTACCATATTGTTGCTGAGCATCAACACAGTCTTTACAATCTTCCCAAGGTGGAAAACTTACTCCCCAACCTCTCTCTATAGCACGTTGTACCAATTTTTGTCCTGGCTCGTCCCTGTCTGGACAAACTATGACTTCTTTATTTAGACTATCGATGATGTCGGCTTGACGTCTACTGCAAATATTATTTGCTATTGCAACACCGCCGGTTACCAATGCATCAAATTGTCCTTCTGTTACTATAACATAATGCCTTTCATGTTGTGCATCTAAATTAAACACATAATCTTTTTGTTGTTGTAAAAAGTATTTGGGTGTTTCTTTGTTGGGTACATCACCTATCCAACGAGCAGTATAACCTACAATCACATCTTTGTAATAGAACGGCAATATAATTCTATCTGCAAAGTGTTTGAAATCGCTGTAATACCAGTTTGCCAGTGTGTCCAGCTTTCTGGACGCAAGATATTGTAATGCTTCCTCTATTTTATCGTCGATTGATACTAAGTCTAGTAGACTTTTTGCGTTTGGCGGCAGTTGTACTTCTTTCCAATCTATTTTTACAGTTTCAACCTTTTCTGTTGTGCGTTTGTGTAAGTTTTGTAATTCATCTTCACGCATTAACTCTAGGTTAACTCGTTGTATGTCTGATTCGTCTGCACCAAATGTTTTTAATAAACTGCGAAGTTTGCCAGATATTTGTCTGCCATTGCTCCAGCCAGTTTTAAATCCACAGTTAAAACAGTTGTATTGGAATGTACCTTCGTCAAAAAAGAATCCGCCTCTGCCTCTTGTGTCTGCGTTTTCTCCATTTTGCACACACATTGGACAGTTGCCAGATATCCATCCACTAGGAGTACTTTTCCAACCCAATGGAACAGTCTGTCTAACAAACTCTAAAACAACACTCATATATGTATATTATACTCTAATTGTGATTTTGTCAACGGTGCCGGTGTTGCTGGCATCAGCAACATAGTAAAAACGCACCTTGTATAGATTGTGTACAAAGTTTACAGCTCGTACACCTGATGTTGCTGTGGCGTAATTTTCATAACCAGTTAAACCATTTGTATCTATTAGAAACCAATCTTCTGATCCAGCAGTACCGCTGGGTTCTGATTCAACTGATCCTTGTACATAAATTTTGCCTTTAAAATTGGTTGTGTATATTGCTACAGTATGCAATCCATCTGATGAGCCTTTTAGTACACTACCATCTGTTGCACTTGTGTATTGTGGATCAGTAGCACCTGCACCACCTGAAAATGATGCTAGTGTCACATTGTCTACCAATTTAGGTAATGGTCCTTCTCTCAATTCTACTGTCCATTGTCCTTTATGATTCAACTGCGGGCTTAACAAAAACTCTTCGCCTTCATTGTTTACGCTGGTGATTGCAAATTCATACAGAGTTGCATCTAAATTTGCTACATCACCTGGCTGTATTTTAAAAGTAACTCGTGCATCGTCATAACTGTCAACTATTGCATTTTTTGTAACAACTATGGAACGATCTGATCTTTTAATAAGTTTGCCCTTGATGGTCACATTGTTTATATCTGCTGTACGCCTAGATCTATCATTGATAACTAACTGTATATGGTTATCAACTCCTTTATGAAAAACGAAAGGCTGATAGGTTGTAGGAGAATTTACCGTGGTACTACGCTTGTAGTATCGGTTATACTGAGAGTTACTGCTATCTTTATTAAGAGTAGCTTCTCCGGTATTGGTATAAGTAAACGCTGTAGCCATACTATTATTTATCGAACATCATGACAGTTATCTCATCACGCTATAAAATGTTACTTGAAAAATTTCCATTTCTTACCATGGTTCGCTATGGTAATGATGAATTCATTGGAATTGTAGGAAATGCAGACGGTACTGTGTTCAATATGTACTGTTGGGACCTTTTGAAGAACGAACAAGACAAATTAAACTTTCTAAAACTAGGTGAAGAATGGTGGTTTGAATCTAATCATAGTATACCAATCAATATATTGCTTTTGAACAGATGGAAATTTCAACCCATACTAAGAAGTTTGAATAATAAAAATGTTGAAGTAATGTATGGTCCTGTAACAAGTTTTGGAAATCTAATTAAAAAACGTAGCAAACGCAGAAACATACAACTTATTAAAAAGTATTAGCCTTCACATAACAAATTCATATGCACCACAACACTTAATGCATACGCCATTGCATGAGCTTTCTTAAAATAGTAATCTGAATTGGCTGGTTTTACCCAAACCTCCTGCATAATATTTGACCACGATTGGCTTGCCAAATGCCTTTTTGCTGGGCGAATAATTGCCAGTACTGCCGCCAACTGTTCCACTGATGTGGGCTTTAATTGTTGTAGCAGTTTGTGATGACCACTGACATGAAACACTTGATCCACAAAGTCTTTGTGTTCTAACAGTTCCCATAATGGTTCTTTGTCCATTAATTCTTGTAGATGCTGTTCAGACTTAACGTTTTTATAAATGCTTACATTCAAACAATCAATCTTAAAGTAACCCATGTCTTCGGCTGTTTTATAGTCTACTGTGCTGAGTCCTGTGATTGGATCCTGTGGCATTTCATGAAAGTATACACCTGTGTTATGCTTTTTGCCAGGTTCAATACTGGCAGTAACATATGGAAACTGATCCAATGCTTTTTGTCTGTCAGCAAAATCTATATCAATATCTGTGTTTGCAATCATTCTATCCACTCAGTTATTTGTATCATTTTATGCAGTTTCTCTTTGGCATCTGTGATCGTTACTGCTGGTACCCATGCAGTTCCGTGTCCTTCAGTTTCAGATATTCTTTCAATTTCCAATGTAATATCATTGTCAGAATCTTTGACCATTTTTAAAACAGCAGGGCATTTAAACTTTAGCACATGCACCTTGGGTTTGGCTTTCGGAAACTGAATTACATTACTCATACCTGTGCATCTTCACCATTGCCCAGTGGAAAACGCAGTGGTTCTCCTATAACACTATCCCAACGAAAACTACGCCAGGCTTCTTTATCCATATCCCAAACAACCTGTACTTCTTCATTTACTGCTCGTACTTTCTTTTGTGTGAGTGGATCTTTGGATGGAGGTGGCACATATCCAGGAGCAAGTGTACAGCTCATCTTACGTTTAGTGCCATCTTTCTTTTTAAACTCTACTAAAAATTGACTGTCAGTGAGTCTGTCTTTCATCCATTGTTTGGTTGATTCTTCAATCATAATCCTGCTTCCTTCCATATATCTTCTGCCCAACTAACTGAGGCTCTGTCATGTCTTGTTTTGTGTGTCCAATATTCTGGATCTATAAATTCAGCAATTCTGCTTATTTGTTCATCACTTAATCTATCTATAATTGCTTGGGCTGAATCACAAGTGTATATTACCCACGGAGATATTTTACCTGTTTGTACCATGTGTACAAATCTATTGCCTGATACTGCATTAAAATAATCACTCCACATACCACTGTTTGTGTCTGCCCAATCCTGCATGTTTAATATACTTCTTTCTACACCACGTTCAACTGTTTCTGATTTTAAAAAACGTTTGATCCACATTTCTAGTATACGATCTGAATACCAATCCGTCAACTTAACACTTTCTCTTATAAGAAATTCTACATACTTGTCTGCAGGATCTATTTTGTTTTCATCTACATATTTGCCAAACTTTACAAAGTCTCCATAGTATTGTGATTCACAAAATTCTTTGATTGTTTTTTCTCTTGTTGCACCTGTGGCCAGTTTGTAAAATGTTTGAAAAGCACGAAAACCTAGTTGCGTCTGTTTATCTTCGCGATTAAGCCATCTGCGTTTTTTCTCACAGGTGTGTGCCGCCAATGTGCTTTCTTTTCTAAAACTTCTTTTACAGTACTCACAGGTAAACATTATTTCAATAGTGCTTTTATTTCTTTTGGCTCCATACCATGTTCTTCAAATAGTGCTTTCCAATCTTCTTTGTCATTGGTTTTTACAAGCAATTCTATTTCATCATCATTGTAATGTGGATAATGTTCTGCAATCCATTTACCAAGTTTACTGCTCTTGCCTGCACTATGTGGTTTGATCCAGGCATGTTGCCTACGCATTTTACCAGCAGTATGTCCTACAATCTGAAGCAGTCGTATTTGCAGTTCAGGATAATGACGAATTGTGTTATAGTGCCTGTTGCTGAATTCATTTACATATTCTAAATAGTGTTCTTGTAAACCTACATCACTGCTTTGTAAAGCACTCATCCAACGTTGCAATACAAATATACTGAGCTTTTTAAGTTCTTCATCATTAAGACTTGGAAACCATGAAGTATCTCTGGTGTCCAGCACTCTCATTTCATTTTGTATGCTCATGTCTGCCATTAGTGCATTGTACCTTTGTGTTTACCCCATGTGGTTGTTTCTTTAACTGAATCCAATAGCATTTCCCATTCATGTGGCGATAGTGCATCTTGATACATACGTGATGCAGTTGCCATTAATACACCTGCTATTGCCATGGGTGGTGCACCATCTTCTAAAAATTTGGTACACATATCCATTGTCTCAATTGAGATCTTTAAAATGTGTTCATCTTCTTCTTGCATATCATCCATTATATTACACCAATTTGTTTATGTCAAGTACCTCAGGAACCTTGTTTGCATCTTTCACAAAGAAAGCACAACGAGGTTTTTTCTTATCTTCCACTGGTACTGCTAGTATATGTCCATATTTAAGTTTTGGGAAATACCATTTCATGTCTTGGAATACACCTGTAAATTCTATATCCAAATACTCTGCCATATAACCTGCCATAGGATTCATTGAAAATGCAGTAAAGCCTCTATCATTGATGCTTGTGAGTTGCATTACTTCTGGATCGCCCATGTCTGGATCTGCTATCACAATGCTCCAATCCACTGGCATCATTAGACTGTGTCCACCAATTTTGAGTGTGATTGCAGGAGCATTAAAACTTTCTAAAAACACAAGTGGCACAAAAATATAATCTGCTTGTGCTGGATTTGTGTAATCTAAAACACAATAGCGAAAATCATCTATCTGTTCTGGTATATGATCCAGCTCGTATCCTTCATTTTCTATGGTTAGTATTTTCATATGTAATCGACTTTCTGCACTGAAAAAGGGTAATGTGCCTCCCTATAAAACTTCTTACGTTGAGTAAGATGCCTTTTGCTAAACTTACAACTTGATGTTATATCCCAAATTTGTATATGGTCTTTGTCCTTGGCTTTACGTATGCCACGACCTATGCTCTGTATAACTCTTACAAAAGATTTACCAGGCTCAATAAGAACAAGATTAAAAATGCGAGGAATATTGATTCCCACCGCGGCAACTCCATAAGTTGCAATAACAACCATGTTCGTAGATTCGTTAATTTCTGTATATGTGTCTTTTCTGTCTGCACTTTTCATTGCTCCTTTCACAAAGGTTGCATTTGGTAGCAGTTCCTGTAGTTTGTCACCACACTTAATACGATCAACAAGCACCAATGTATTACCATTCTTGCTCATTTCATCTATAAGGCCACTAATATAATTTAGCCTCTTTTGATCAGTTACCAAATATGAAAGCTCACTTTGATAGTTTGGAAATTCGGCTGTATCCTGCATCTGTATAACATCAATGTTACATTCTGCAAGTACGCCTTCTTCTTGTAATTCATGTGCTGACAGTTTGTTAATAACCTGTCCTAGTCCAGCACGTATGCCAAAGAACTCGTGTTGCTCTTTGGGTATTGTGCCTGTTAGTCCCCAACGTAATGGCACATTACTGAATGGACCTGTTAACAGTTTCTTTAATACATCTGCTTTTGCTTGATGCACTTCGTCTACCATAACACAAACAACACCTTGCAAAAACTCATTTAAACTGGTTTCACTTAACCCATCTCTAAAACGTTTTTCCATTGTGTTCAAACTCTGCCATGTGCATATGGTGTGTGTTTTGTTCATTTCTTTTTTGTCACCAAAGTAAACACCAACATCTAATCCCATGTTTTCATAGTCTTCAGCAGTTTGACGAACCAAATCTTTGTTGGGTACTATCACCACAGTACGACCATACTGTTCTACTCGTTCACTGAGTGCGGCCGTAATTAATGTTTTGCCTGCACCTGTGGCTATCTCTTGAACACATTGTGGTGTATCTAAAAACTGATTGATAATATCAACCTGATAGTCACGTAGCACAATGGGTTCGCCTTCTACCGGATGACCTTTGGGCCAAGTTAGATTTGTATATGTGTTTTCGTCTACGGCTTCTGTGGCAAAGTCCACATGCTGTCTGTGATCATCCAGTTCTATTTCGTAACCATCTGCTTCAAGTATAGGCAGTACTTCGTCTAGTAAATTTATATAGGTGCTACCACCCATACTAAAAAACTGTACAGTACCATCCCAGCGACCCAGTTTGTATGCTGGCACGTGATATGCATAAGGCAAAAAGAACTTGAGCTTGTCCATACACTTTCTTCTAGTGCTGGTTGCTAGTCCTTCTACCTTGCAATTCACTTCATCTTTGAGTACAATTTTACACTTCATGTTTATGATTATAGCCTATTTTTTGGATTTTGTCAACTGCATAAAAGGTGAGGAGAAGCCGTTTGTTGACTTCTCCTCTACGGTCCATTGGAGTGAGAGAGGGCGTAGGTTGGACCGTGACTCTTAGCTGACCTTTCTCTTCATGCATGTAACCTCAACGTACCTTTTCCAGCCCTTGGGTTGATGCTTCATAAGATCAGCAATCTTTGTTACCATTCGCAAACTAACTTCTCTCAAGTTTTCTTTGTTTGCATCCATGTAATTCATTAGTGCAGTTTCCTGCCCCTTTTCGAACTTGTAGCTATTAAGCATACCATCTTTAACCAACTGCTTACACCTTAGGAACTTGTCCCTCATAGTATCAAGTGTAAGATCCAAATAGTGACACCTGGACATAATAGCATCTAGGTGATCTTTAAGTTTACCTCGTGTACCTTCAAACTTCAAGTTTGTAATAAAGATAACTGAACCTTTAAATTCAAACCTATCAGGAATACCTTCACGTCTTAGCAGAGCACTATCTGTGTTCCAGCTCAACATTCTCTTGGCACCACTATCAAGTGCGGCCTTGAGCAAGTTCAATGATGTTTCATCATGTAATACTGTATCACAGTCATCCATAACCAACACAGACCCTTTGTCTGAGTTTTCATAAAGAACTTTGTACAAACCAATGGCACTTGAAGCACCTTTGATAACTTGGAAACGATCTCGCTTACCAGCCATCTTATCAAACATTCTGTTTTCGTTAAGCACCTGCTCAACACCAAATGACTTACCAACACCTGGAGGTCCAGTAACAACCATACCTCGTACAACACCATCAACTGATGCTTGTGTCATGTCATTCAAAATATCAAATCGTTCACGTAAACGTTTGATCACTTGAGCATCTGTCTCGACTTTCTCAGCCTTCTTGACAGTTACTTTTGTATTTTTGGAAATTTTTAATTTAGTAGCCATGTGTCTCACTCCTTGACTTGTTTTTGTTACCTACACTATTATAATACGACAGGGTGCATAAAAGGTCAACCTTTTATTTCCTCTATTTTCATATAATTTAACATTGTTTCTTTACAATTAGTGTATTTGCTAATTTCATGTCCTTTAACACGAGCGGTAATACTAATAGTTTTACCATCCATTACTTTGGTTAAGTCTGGATCTTTGTTCCAGAAAAACTTAACAATATGTTTATCATCATATACTGTGGTTACAATAAAGTTACCAAAGTTTCGTAGATATTTGATATCAATCACATTAAGATCCAATGAAACTCGGCTACTAATTTTACCCACATATTCACTAGTACGTTTGTACTTGGCCATAAGATCTGAAAACTCTTCACGTTTTTGATCTACACCATAACTTTTTGGCAGACTAGCAATAACACTTACGCCAAACCTGTCCACCTTATCATTCATTATGAATGATGCAACTCTTTCTTCAAATCCATTAAGAGTAGAGCTAAGTTTTTTGAAAGTCAAACTCTGCTGAAAATGTTCAATGATTTCTTTTGCACGATCATTGATTGATGTAAAATTATTTTCAATCAGTTCCAAACAGGCTTTCGCATGTTGGTCTTTGGCTTTATTTCCATCTAACATAAAGCCAATAACAGTTTTGTTATCATGATGACGACTTTCAGTTTCATGATCATACCAACCATTACCACTGCTGATAAAACCTTGATAGTCAGTTACTGCAACCGCATATTGCATAACAATCTCTAGATTGTATGTTGGTTTTTGTTTACCCACAAACGTCATTTGCTTCTTGCTCCATCTGTTGTTCAGCTTTTTCAAATTCAGCTCTTTTATCTGAAATCATTTTATGCACGACTTCTAAGACTTGTATTTGATCGCCTTGATCTAGTTTTTCTAACAACAATTCTAAGTTATTGATATCTTGTAATAGCTCTGTCATTTATATATCCCAGCAATCTTTTACTTTTCTAAAACTAATTGAGTCAATGCAACCCATTCTGTCCTTCATACCCAACGGACCTTTTTCCTTCATAAACATTTGCATCACTTTTTCCTTAGAAGCCTTTTTGGTTTGACCTACTGTTCTAAGTGTATAAGTTTTACGTCTTCCTTGAAGTGGTGTAACGTATGTAAATGTTAATTTTGTTTCTATCATAATAGTCTTTCTTTTGTTATACTATTATAGTAAGACATCTTGCTTTAGATGTCAACCTTTTTATTAATCTAAATCGCATACCCACTCATTATTTTCCCATTGGCAAACCAGTGTATCACCGGTCCACCATGGATTTTTTATAATAAGTTGTGGCCACCCAAATACTGAAAGTTCTGTCTTAACAACTTCAACTTCTTTGAAACCATCATCGGTTCCATAACCTTTATTGACAAATTTAACTTTCATTTAAGCAACTGCCTTCCAACCAAAACTAGCACAAACAAACTGTTTGCCTGATGGATCTTCAACTACATCACCAACACTAACAGAGAACATAGGAGCAAGTCGCTCAATGTTTTCTTCTGGACCAATGTTGCCAACTTCAAACACTTTTTCAATGCTGTCAGCAGTTATGTTTGATACATGTGTGTACCAAGCATTGTCAAATGCTTTTTTGGCAAGAGCACCTGGATCATCACTGAATGACATGTCTAATTTTGTCATGTGTTTTTCAACAGAATCATGCCCTTCAGCATTTACTTTGTTGTATTCAGCATCTGTAAGATGTATTTGGAAAAGTTTATATTTGTTCATTACGACCTCTTTTTTTCTAACTATACATATAGTATAAGACATCTTGGTGTAATGGTCAACCTCTTTTTTAAAGAGTTACATCTTCTAGTCCGGCCGCTCTAATTTTTGTGATATTATTAAGTTGAAATTGCTTGGCATCTAGTGCTTTGATTAGACCCATATACTTGTTGCGAACAAGTGCAAATTCATTGACTAGATGTTGTAGATCAATCACATCAGAATCACCATCAGCAAACTTTTCAGCATCTCTACTGCTCAATGATCTGTTGTAATTTTCCATGTATTTGCGAAACTTTTTGCTTCTTAACTTACGTAATTCAATGTTGAGAAACTCCAGAATTGCTTCAACTTCTTGCAGTTGATTGAATCTGTGTTCAACAATACCTGGAATTTCTCTACTGTTACGTTCTAAATTACCCTTAAGACTGCATTCAGGTCTAGCACCATCAAGCTCAGTATTGTACCAATCTATTGCATCGGGTAACTTGCTTAGATCTTTTGTGAGTGTGTTAAACCAACTACTCATCAAATTCTTCGTCGAGCCATTCTTCTTCGTCGTCCTCTGTTTCCTCGAACTCTGCATGAAGATTTAATGCACGATCAAGATAGTTATCTAGTCCATAAAATTCTTCGTACACATTTTCCATATCCAATCCGCTATTCAGTAATGTTTGTACAAAACCTTCCGCGGCATCGTTTCTGTTTTTACGTTCGATATGTTGTTTCAGTGAACTCCAAACTTCAACTAATAGTTCACTCTCGCTCGTCGATAATCTCATCTACTGGTATCTCCTGTAATGGCTCTTCATTTGATTCAGGTTCAGGTAAGTCCTTTGTGCCCCATTCGTCCATTATTAACTGTAATTTATCTTCTGTCCATTGTTTTCTGAAATAACTATGAACTTCTCCAGTTACAGGACTTGTGTAGGCTAATTTATTACCAGTTTTAGTAAGAAGTCCAATGGATTCACATAACTCAACAAAACCACTGTATGGATTCATACCAGTTTCATATGGAATCTTAATTTGCACACTTTCAAAAGGTTTAGCAAATCGAGTTTTCATAACCTTACAGGCGGCTCTGATACCTTGTACTGTGCTTACTTTATTACCATCTAAATCTTCTTTTAATTTAAGTTTTCGCATTGCAACAACAATACTTGATGCATAGATAAAGCCTTGTCCACCTGATATTTTATCATCAGGATCAAACATATCCTGCGAAGCATATGTGTGGTTTGTTGCTACCAATCCAATGTTATAATCACCAAACATGTTTACACAGTTTCTTACAAGTGCAGTAAGTGCCTTGGGTTTTCTACCCATATCACCTTTCATATCACCTTTGGTAAACTGATCAACATCTGTGGGTGTCAACATCATACCCAATGAGTCAATCACAAACAACACTTTTGGTCGCTCTTCAGGATCTTTATCAGCATATTCACTCTTGTAATCTTTGGTAAAATCACTGATAACTTTAGCAACATCATCAATCATTGCTACATTCAGTTTCAATAACTTGTCATCGCTGGTATCAACATTTAATGCTTGTAGCCATTTTTCATCAAGTGCATTTTCTGAATCAATCAAGATACAAAAAATATCTTGCTTTTGTGCTTCTCTAATCAAGTTACCAGAACAAATAAAACTTTTGCCAGCACCCGATTCTCCAGCGAATACTGTTACTTTTCCTAGTGGAACACCTTTATGAAAGTCACCACTGATTAGTTTGTTAAGTGTATAATTACCTGTTGAAATCCATGTGTCAGGATCTCTGAATCCGCTACTGAGTCCAGGTACACTCTTTGTAATACTCTTGCGGAATTTACTTACGTCAAAAGGTTTTGCCATAGTTTTCTCCTCTAATGAAAAGCAAAGGGACTGGTGCCCCTTTGCTATTGTTTATCTCTATTAGTCGCTTTTTCGAGCTCTAATTTTTGCTAGGATATCCTGAGCACTCGGTTTATCACCTGATGCATCAGCAGTTGCTGGTTCAGGAGTTGGAGCAGGAGCAGGTGTTTCAGCCACTGGTTCTGCTGGTGCAGGAGCCGGTGTTGGTGCTGGTGTAGTTTCTGCTACTGGTGTTGGTGCTGGTTGAGGAGCAGGAGTTGCCTTTGGAGCACCTGCAGGTGCTGGCATTCCCATAGGACGATAAAACTGTCCAAACTCTTCTGGATCATAAAGTTGACCATCAACTGATGCTTCAAACATACGTTTGATACCATCAATTTGCTCAGCAGTTGGTCGAGCTGGCATGAAATCATTTAGATTATGCAAACCATGTGCCTCAATGGCATCTAGTTCGTTTTGATCTAAACTACGTTCACGTCTTGACCAATTACTTGTGCTATAGTCAGCATATTGACCCTTTGTAGTTTTGTGAATTTTAAAGTCAGTACCTTCGTTGGCATCTGTTGGTAGAGCCGGAAAGTCCGGATCCATTAATGCCTGTTTGATAATATTAAAGATTTGCGGACCCATAATAAACCTTCGAATTGGGTTCTCTGGTGTTGAATCCTCTTGCAGATCACTGTTAACTACAAAGCCTTGGAAAATATAAGAACGTTTTTTCCAATACTTCCTACCCATATCCTCAAGACTTGGGTCTTTAAACCATGCACGTACTTCTTGTAGTACTGGGCAAGAACCAGCTGGTTCCCACATTTCCATACAAGGTACATTCACTGTAACTCGTTTGCTATCAGCCTGACCTTTAATGCCAGCGAAATCCAAACGAATCATTTGACGTTCACGCCAAAAGAAATCGTTGGTAGTATCACCATCGTTTAAAAATCTAACTGTTGCGGAAGTATTTTCTGCTAAGTTCCAGAAAGGAAATATTGCGTTATCTCCACCTGAGGATCTGGAACCTCCTGTATTTTCTTGTGCTAATAGTTTTGCACGAATTTCTGCCAATGTTGCCATAATGTTTTCTCCTATATGTGCCTAATGTATTGCCAATTTGCTTGACTATATCTTTCAGTATACAGCCAAACAACAAAAGTGTCAAGTAAAAATTAAAACTTTGGTATAAAATTTTCAAATGACTCTTCAAGTGACTCGACTGCCTGATGCTCAATGCTTGGACCTGTTTCTACAGATGCTTCACCTATTGTAGCATTTTTATACAGATAGTCAAGTATATTCTTTACGCCTTTAATAATTTTTGGGTCTTTGATATAACCATGAGCCATATCATCTCCAAGTCGAGTAAGACGATTAAATACTTCATCATCATTACTACGCATTGCTAGATAACCCGCCATAGCATTATTGAATGCAATGGGTCCTTCTCTGCCTTCCCACTTAGCAGGATCTTGAGCGTGTGGGTTAGCTGGATCGTCTTTGCTAACACCGTTAAAACTCAAAGCCGACCTGTTCTTTTGTATGTATCCATACAGATCGATAGCATTCTGTCTTGCTTCATCTTTGTAATTTGCTTCTTTCATTAGACGTGTTACCACACCTAATGCATCATTAAGACCTTCATCGAAATGCTTTGCTGTGAACCTTTCACGCATCTTGTTAACTTTTGCAGGTGATATAGTATCTTTTTTGTTTTGATATTCACAGGAACATGCTTCGTAATATGCCTGTGATTGCAGTTTTTTCATGTGTTCACGTATGTTATTCTTTTGTTCTTTAACTGCTTCTACTACATCATCATTGCCTTCTAGTAATCCGTTTTTGTTTACCCAACGTTCAAACTTATATAAATCTCCAAGTTCTTTGCTTTGTTCAATGATGTGTTGACCAAAGTCATCATATGGAGTTCCGCCTTCTTTAACATGTCGTAGCATTGCTCTAGCACCAGCTAGATGATTATGTGGATATTGAAATCTTTCACCCGCACTATTCTCAAGGTAAATTGCTTGGATGTTTCTGCTTCTACTACCACGTACCTCTTCATCTACTGACTTTTTATGTTTGATAATAATTCTACTATCTTTAAGATCTTGATAACTTGTTTTGGAATACCCATATGGTCTTCCATAACTTTCCATTGTTTGTTGTTGCATAGCTACTGTTCCTTGATAAGCGAAGTCCTTGGGTTCAATCTGTTTGCTGAACTTTTGTAGGCTAAACTCAATCAAATTCTTCTGTGCTATTGATTTGATGCCTGCAAACAGTTTTCTAAATTCTTGTATAGGACGTTCTCCGCCATAGCTTACACGAATTTCTGACTTGGATTCATTGGTATCATAATGAATCATTATTTTGCTATCTTTAAGATAGAAACGTTTTGCTTGAGCTGTGTCTAATGTGCTTTCACCCTCTTGAGTAAACAGCACCACATCTTCGCCAAATGCTTTTACAAAGTCAAATATTTTATCTGCTATAACGTTTTCCATACTAGTATTTATACTTTTTAGATCATTCCTATAGGCATTGGCATTCTTACATCTTCATTTTCTTCACTTGGACCTATGTCATTCAACATGTTGAATGCATTTTCATCAAACTTTACTGCACTCTGTATCATACGTGTACACAGAATGGTTGCCATTACCAAATCATCTGTTTCACCATCTTTGGCCGCATATGAATTACCACGTGCTACAAATGTTTTTATTTCACGTATTAGGTTTTTACTGCGTACTTTCATGTGATCTGTTTCAATCCATTGCTTAAATTTTGCACAAGAACTTAATTTTGTTCTATGTGTTGTTGTAAATCCTTTTCTAAATCTACGCACATTACCTGCCTTTTTAGGTTCGCTTAAAAATGTGCCCGGAAATTTGTCTTCACCAAATTCATTGATGGCTACAAGAGCGGCCTCTCCTAGTGTGTTGTTCTCCACTGACCAATAGATTTCGCCCACACCTTGATCATTGATATAATTTATAATATCAAACATGATGCGAATCTGTTTTTGTATTGGAGTTTTGTTGTGTTGCCATTCTGCTACTTGCTCCAAGCCAGGCAATGAATACACCTGTATCGCGGCATTGTCTCCGCCTGTTCCTAAACTAGGGTCTAACCCAACAATATATGTGTGTCCTTTGTTTGGCGTACTGTACCAACGCACTTGTCCTTGTCTTAGTTTAGGTTCTATACCTTCTAGATCAGGTAATTTTAAACTGTTAATAAGTGTTTCATCCCATGCAATAAATTCACATTCATGTTCACGTCTAAAACGTTCTTCACCTATTTTTGCACGTTCACTGATAGCCCATGCATCATCACGTTCAGGATGTTCGCTCCAATGCACTTGAAAACTTTTGAATCCGTTTTTACCAAGCTCTTGTTCTTCTCCGTATTCATCTAATGTTTTACAAGCATCTTTCCATATACGAGCAAACTGATCATCATCTTGGTTTGGCGTTGAAGTAATAAAACATTTACCACCTGTTGATAGTGTTGGTGATAATGAAGTCCAGAATTCTTGTGCAACCCTAGGAGGCACAAATGCAAACTCGTCCAAGTATACCAGTGTAAGCGACAAACCACGTCCTGTGTTTTCTGTTGTTGCTTGTGCTATAATACGTGAACCATTATCAAACTCCAGTGAGCCTTTGTTGTATGCTGTAACACCAGCCCGTATATGATCAGGGCAGGTTTCATACATATATCTGATACGTTGCATAATTTCCTGAGCACCTGAATATTTGTGAGCCGCAATTAGTATTGTACTGTCTGGTTTAAACATTGCATACCATAACAAATATGCGGCCGCACACGTGGATTTGCCTGTTTGTCTAGGTAACATTGCTATACTGTATCTGTGATTGTGATACACATCTATTAAGCCTACCTGATAATCATACAAGTCAAACTTCATGCGACCTTTAGTAGGGTGTTGAATATAGCAATGGTTAAGAGCAAAATACTTTGGATCAGCCATGCATTGTGCTAATTCCATCATTGCATCTTTTGAAAATGTTTGTGATTTGTGAGGGCGTTTGATTAGCCCGGTATCTACTGACATATGTTAGCCTCTAGGATTGAATTGGAATAGAGCTTCCATTGGTTTGCCATACAATAGATAGATAGTGTCACTTGCAAGAGTCATACCATCTAGATCTGCTGGTTGCCTTACTACACCTATTGTATTATAACCAAACATGATACCAGCTAATATCTCCCATCGTCCACCCATATCGCTATTCTTGTACCAATTAAATTGACTTTTAATCCATGCTCTGTTTACTAGATTTGGATCTGCACCTGGTCTATTAAATGCACTTTCAAAGTCTCCACCATTACCATTAAAGAACATCTGTGATAATCCATTGCCAAGTCTTTGCCTATCCGCAGGATTTACATTTGGAATGTTGTTTACTAAATTAACAAATGTTCTGAGATTGATTGCACCATTTACTGACTTTGCTCGTTGTTCGTCTAATGGTCCTTTGAGCCATTCAAAACTGTGCATGTGATTTAATATTGTATCATAAGGAGGTACTTCTCCAGTTTCTCCAAATCGTCCACCACTTATACCTTTGCCACTGGCCGCGGCTTTGATTTCAACAGGAACACCATTTACATCAACATCACCCTTGCCTTGAATAGTGATACTGCCACTGAGTATTGCTAAACCATGTTCACAAGGACCTTTCATCTTGTCTGAAACACCAAATGTTTTTAGATGATCAAACATTGCTTTGTTTATAGGATCATTGTTGCACAATGCATCTAGTGTGTGTATACCAGGTGTGAGTAACAGTTTGTGATTGATTACATTATCTTGTGCTAGGCTGTCTGCAAATTTCATTTTGTCTTGAAAACTAATTTGAGCTTCTGCAATCTTGCCAGCAATTTTCATTGTTTGTATTTCGTTGTATTCGCCCTGTAGTGTTTTAGGCAATACACTAGAAAATCTACCTGTAACGTTGCCAGAATTTAAAACTGTGTATACTTTATCCAGTAATTCTTGATTCTGTTCGTTAGGATCTAAAGCATTGATAGTTTTGATTATCTCTGCTTTGGCCTGTTCAAGGCTTTCGTATTCAAATAATAATTCACTTGCTCTCATACTAGTATTTACCTAGTCAGAAAAAAAGGCGACAATAAATTGCCGCCCAAGTTTCTAATTAAATTCCGGCTAATGATTTAAGCCGTTTTATATCGTCACTAACGGGTGTATTTTTTGCTTCGTCAAATCCTTCGGATCCACCTTCCATGCTAGCCATACCATCTTCTTGCATGCCTTGTTCTGTGAACACTACTGTGAATCCTACCATTTTACTGATTGCTTTTTCAAAGCCACTGTCTGTATAGATCGTCCATGGACCATCATGTTCTACGCTTACTTTTCTGTAACCATCATCTTCGTCATCATCCATGTAACCACCTGGTTCATATGGATTTTCGATTGTAACATTTGATACTTGTACTGATTCTGGATTTTCACCATCTCTGTCCCAGATACTATCACCAGCAAGTTTAATAGTTTTTGATGGTATAGATTGAATAATTTCATCTGCTTCTTCAACTTCGCCTTCTTGTGCTTCCATTGGTACAACTTTGCCTGCTCTATCCAAAACAGAATACAGACCACCAATCAGCTTTTTAAAAGTTGTAAGTTGATCTGTTAAATCACCTACACCAGTTGATGCATCATCTCTATCAAGAACATCTAATTCGTCAACTTCGCTGTTTAGTTGTTCAAGTGCTAGAAAAATATCATTGAGTTTTTCATGCTTCTCTTGATCAGTTGCATCTTCGCCTAGGTATTGTCTGATTTTGTCTTGGATTTCCATTAGATACCTGCCAATTTCTTCAATGCTGAAATATCTGCTGATACTGTTTGATCTGTAGTTGTTTCACCAATGCCTGCAAGTTTTTTAAGATCTGCAATGTCTTGATTTTCTTCAACTGACTCTTTGGCTTTTTTCTTTTTCTTTTTCTTGTCGTCATCGTCGTCGTCATCATCGTCATCATCTGATTTTGGTGTACCATCGGAATGCATATACTTGTCATCAGTATAATCATACTCTCCTGGATAAGGTTTTCTGCCTTCTTCTACTGATTCATCAGCTTTTTCTTTATCTTTATCTTTGGCGGCTTTTTTCATTGACTCTTCTTTGTCACCATCGCCATCAATATCTATATAATCAGGTTTTGCTTTCTTTTCTTCAATTGCCTGCTCAACAACTTCCTCTTGAGCTTGTTCCTCAACTGCTTCATCCTCGCTGAGATATTCCTTAAATTTTGCCATCATGTCTTCTACTTCATGATCTTCAAACACTTTATCTTCACCTTCTACAACCTTTACTGGCATAGGATCTGCATTCATGTACTGTCTAAGACTTTGGTTTACATCTGCTTCTGGGGCCTGTACCTCTTCTGGTTCAGGGTGTTTTGTGTTTGCTGGACTGTTGGCCCACTCAGTTTGTGGCATTCCAGCTAGTTTTCTTAATTCATCTAAGTTCATGCCTTTTCTCCTTCGTAGCCAACACCTTCTGGCATTTGCTCTCTTCTAAGTTTCATCATTTCGTCTACGAATTTTGTTTTGAAATCTTCGCCATAGTATTCTGCATGATCTACTTTTTCTACATCATCTGCACTATAGTCTTCTGATTCTAATTTAACTTTGTATTCTTCATCTTTTTTTGCTTTTTCTTCTGCAAGTTCTCTAGCCATTGCTGGTTCATTGTGTGCTCTTACTTTAATTTTGTTTTCGCCAATGTTCCATATTCTTACTAGTTCTGTCATCAAGCCAAATTGACTTGCTGGTTGGTCACTATCAAAATCAATAGTTGTTACATTAACACCTCTTTCACCTGGAAAATCAATTGGAGCACTTTGTAAAATTCCTCGCTTGGGTGAATTTACACTTTTTACTTCATACTTTTTAAGATGTTCTTCAAGTGCGTCCATCATTTCATCCGAAACTTCTTCAGAGGTTTTGATTCTGTAACTATAACTGGATTTTGATTCTGTCAAATATGCTTTTAAATAATTCATGTTATCGCTCCGTTAAAGTTATTTATCTTTCTTTAAGCTGTCTGCTATGGTTTTAAGGCTTTCAATCATACTGTTTCTGTCGCTTGTGATCTGTTCACTGTCATGGTGAATCACAGTACCATTGGCGCCGTTGCCATCTCTATCTAACCTTGCTTTTTTAAGCTGTAGGTCTATCATTTTTAGTTTTTTGTTCATTTTTTCTGTTTTGGCTGTAATTGCATTGTTCATCATTTTACTTGCCACATCAAAAATCAAGGCCGCATGCCTATCTTCCACATTGTTGCCTAATGCTACTAGATCATCAAATGTATCCATGGCCTTTTGTGCATAACTGTCCATGTCTGTATCAAGTGAATTAAGTCCTGTTACTTGTGGTAATGCTGAATCTATTTTGTCTGCTGTTGCTATAACCTGTTGTATTTCGTCAGGTGCCATTGTGAGTTCAGTTTTAACTTCTTCTTTTTCTATAGGAGGCAAGTTAAACTCTTCTTCTAATTTCTTGGTCAACGTCTTTTCCTTCTTTTAGGCTTATTACTTTTTGGCTTGTTGAACATTTCGTTTTCTGTTATAACACGAAATCCCATGCCTTGTTGATTTGCCCATTGTCTTGCCATTCGCCATTTTGCTTCATTTACCACGGCATGCATCTTGTCATGTGTGCTACGAGCATTGCCCATAACCTGACTGTTTGGTTTGACTTCCACAATCTCTGCATGTTTTTTGCCATTCTTGTCTGCATATATCATAAAGAAATCCGGCACATATGAAGTTTTCTTGCCAGTAACTGGATTGATGTATGGTATTCTGTGTGCTTCACTGGCCCAGGCAAGTATATTAGGGTGATTGTCACACATACGCATAAAAGCCAATTCCCAACCACTTCTATAACGTGGAGTATGCTTACCTATATACTTAGTAGGGTTCTGTGGTTTAAATGCGCCTTGGATATACTGTGCCATTATCTTTGGCCCGAGCCGCCAATACTTTGATAATAAGATGAAGCACCAACATCAGCCCCGGTATAACTTCCAGGATCTCCATTAGTAAAAGTTTGTGTTGTATTAACGGCAGTACCACCTTGATCATAACTAGGTGATAAATTGGCATTAAAGTTCTGACGATGTGCTATTGGTTGCTTGTTCTCTGCACCTGGAACAAATTCAACTTCAAAATATTCATATTCAAATCCAATACTAAATTCTACGATGCTTGAATCTGCATATGATAATGTATCTCTGCTAACATTAGTAATTACAGGCCTGTACAACATGTATGTGTTTTGTCCATAAGACTGTGGTTCTACAGTATTTGCAAATACCAATGTTCCAGGATCAAATCCTGTGATTGCAGGATCGCCTGTGTTTGCTGGAATTTTTTCTGCAAACTGTCCTGTGTCTGATGTACCAGAAAAGTTATGAATCATGATCATATTGATAGGATCTTTTCTGTTAACAACTTTTAAATTTTCATTCTCTTGAAAACTAGTGTTTCTCATATCAGTGCTTCGTGTAGAACCTGGTTTTCCAAAGTAGTGTTGATCGTATTCTGATAAAAATTGATTGAGAACACCTTCTCTGTCGTCTCTAATAGTCATAGTAACAGGTGAATACTGTTTGTTCAGTATTGATATTACTTTTCTATTGTATGCATTATTTGTCTGTGTTTGATATTGTACGGAAGGCAATGTAACAGTTGATACGTTAAATTGCCTTCCCATCATTTTGTTTTCAGCAAGGTCAGTCAAAAATTCTACAGCATACTGGTACTTTTGCTTTGGGAGTTTGATGCTACCTGTATTAGGTCCATAAACATCGACTGCATAATTTTTGAATCCCATAACATTACCTTACTTAGCCAGTAGCTCTTTGTGTACCTGGTGTACTTGAAGCACCACCTTGTCCTGGTGCTAGTGTATTAGTTGCGCCTGAATCCAGTGAATGTTCACAGTTATCATAACGTATTGTCATTGATATTTGAACTTGTTCACTAGTTGCATATGCTACGTCACCAAATGTAACGTTTGTAAGCATTGCGCCTTCTAGTTTAAATGATTCAATAGGTACAACACTTCCGCCGGAGCCTCCGCTGTTTGTACCATCTAGCATGTCAATTACAGTTTTAAATTTGTAATTAGATGCGGCAGATGGTGTTGCTTGATTCTCATGATCTGTCTGTGCTGATAATTGTGCGTTAACCGCCTGGACAACATCGCCACCTATATCATCACGCACAACGAGTGTGATAGGATCCCATGTGTGTTTTCCAAGCATGTAAATTCTTGAATTGTAAACATCTAGTGTTGTTTCATCATATGTAATTCCTGGTCTGGTTACGCTGACCACATTTTCTGTAATAGCTACAGTATTTCCTGGATTATCTCCGAATCCATTCAATAGTACACGAAAACGAAATTGTAATTTCGGCATCGCGGCTGGTCCGCTTCCTCCATCTACAGGAACTGTAAATTTGTTAAGTGCCATTGCATAACTCCCAATAGTTAAATTCTCTTCTTCTTAATGAAGCTAAATGTATTTATGAAAAAGTCCAAGAAAATTTTTCGGGGTCAAACGAATAGGCCCAAAAGGGCCTATTCTAGTTGTTTTAATTAGGCAAGTTGCCCTGTATTAACAATTCTGATTGGAATATAGATGAATTCTATACTCTTTGCAGGAGCAATAGCAACATCAATGTATAATTCATTTCTGTCTATTCTCGCTGGTGTGTTGTTGGATGTGTCACAAACCACTGCAAAGTCACTCAAGCCTCTTTTTGCTTGAATGTCTGATAGGAAGTTTGTAAACAGTAATCCTGCTCGATCTCTTGTTGTTTCATCATTAGGTTCAAACAAGAAAGGTCTTGCCAACACGTCAAATCTTTCACGCAAATATGCTACCAATCGTGCAACATTAACACGATCCAATGCACTTGTTGTTCCGTGCAATGATTTTTGTCCAAAGATTGTTATTCCAGAATCTGGAAAGTTTGCAATCGGATTTACTTTGGCAGAATATAATGCATCTCTTTGACTGTTTGTCAATGCAGTTGCCTTGAATTCGTTTTCGCCATCTACATGACCTACTCCAGATGCGTTAGAAATAACACCTCTGTTAAGTCCTGCTGGTGCAAACCATTGAAATGATACAGCATCACTTACTGCAATTTGGTAAAGCACAGAGTGTGATGGGTATGTTACGACAGTTGAACCTGCTGTTGGTTCAGTTGCCTTCAGTGGCGGATAGTAAACTGCTGAATATGTGTTTTTGGTTACTAGACCATCTTCACCATTTTCAGTGGTTGCTGTTCCACCAACCCATGTTACCATTTCAGTTGGTGACTTACGTAATGGTGAGTCAATGATTACAAAAGCAGTATTGCCTCTGTTGTTGTTCATTGTTACCATTTCGTCTGCTAGTTCTGGATATCCTGGAGCGGCAATAAGTGAGTAACTTAAATTTTCATCTAGGTTATCAGTGTCAGAGGCTGTGGCTTGTAAAGCAGTTGCAATAATTTTACGTTGTGCAAATCTACCAAACGCACCTGAACCGTCTGCATGATTAGAAGCACCATTTCTCCATTTACCTGCTGTTGAATTATATGCTCTCACAGTATTTTTACTTTGAGCCATGTTAATTACAACCATTCCAGTTGGATAAATCGCGGCATCTGGAGCACCAGTAATTTCTGTTGCGTTACCGCCATCTGTTGCATCTGCGGCCGTGTCTGTAATATCAGCAAATAGAACACCATTTGATGTACTTTGATCTGCATTACTATGAAGTACCCATGCACTATTACCAGCATTTCTCTGATAAATTTTTGGATAGTCACGCTCATTTGCTAAGCCATAACCAGCACTTGTTGTGTCAATCCAAATATCTCCTGCACTTGGTCCTGTTGGAGCCGTTGTGCTATAAGTTGGAGCAATAGTTGTATAGTTACTACCATTTACTTTGTAGACATCTAGTCCAGTAAGTGTGTTATCAAACCAGTATTGACCATCTGATGCAGTACCAGTTGGTTCTGCGTTTTGAGCCTTTTTGGTTGTTAAAGTATCAAGTACTTCAACTCCGCCTGCGGCCGATACTCTTTGAATGATGATTAATGCTTTAGTGTTAGCATCTACGTCTAACAAATAGTTGCCTGGTACGGCACTTGAAGATGTCAATGCAGTTGTGCTTGAACCATCTTGTGGAATAAAGTTACCAATTACTGTTTCCTCGCCAGCACCTGCGTTTGTAACACCTTGCACAGTTTGTAATACCCAACTACCTGTACCTGAATGTTCGTAAATTTTTAAATCTATACCATTGCCTGGTGAAGTAGTTTTGATCCAAACATCTCCTGCACCTGGTGATGCTGGAGCAGTATAGTGTGGTGCCCATGAAACAGTTTCACCTGATGAAAGATTACCATCAAAGTCAAGTTCTTCCCATGCATTTGAAATTCCATAGAAATATTCAAGTGATGCATTACCGTCTTGGTCTAGGTGTACTACAACAAGGAAGTTACCATTGGTTACTGAAGTTGTAATTGAATATCCACTGGCTCCTAATGTATGTGCATCAGTGGCGGCATTGTTAACTTCAATGGTTGGAGTCTGTTTTTCCCAAACACTAGAAGTTGCATTCCATTTATTGATACCATATTCACTGGCGTCTGTGTCTAACCACCAACTGTTTGCTGTTGCATATGAGGCAGTTGGTTCTGTTGTTGTAGGGATAAGCTGAGTAGTGTTTACGTTTGCTCTTGAAATATACGCACTACCACCTTGTCCCAAAAAGCTATAAGCGGCCAACAATCCATATTCGCTGGTTTCGTCTCCAACAATAGGTGTTGATCCACTTTTTCTGAAGAAAATATCTCCAAAGTTTTGTGTTAATTCTCTTTGAGATGTTACCAGTAGTGGTGTGTTTGCTTTTGCACTCTTAGTCATTGGTGCGATTGAGTCTGATGCACTACCTGTAGGATCGGTTTTATCCTGTCCTGTGGCTACCATGATAAATGGTATTGTGCCTCCGCCTGGGGCGGCGTAGGCTGACTCGTCTGAAACACTAACTGAAACACCTGGTGATGTTAATGTAGCCATTTAATTTCCCCTTCTCTTAAAGTGATATATGTATTTACCGTACCCTGCTTAAAACCACGGTTTATAGCCATTAAATACGTATATAATGGCTTGACTTCGAGTACAATTTAGTATATAATGAAATAACATAATTGAGAGGATAACCATGGCTATTGACTACAAGTTCAATGAAGAAAATTTAATAAAAGAATTACAAGCATATGTTGATTCAACATATGATCAACACTATAGCAAAAACAAATTTCAGGCCACTGAATTTATCATAGATGCCGGACACGGCGAAGGTTTTTGCATAGGCAATATTATGAAGTATGCTCAACGATACGGAAAAAAAGATGGGTATAATAGGAAAGACTTACAAAAAGTTTTACACTATGCACTAATTGCCTTGAGTGTACACGACTCTAACCAATCGTAACATAACCAATACTGCTTTCACCAGCGGCGAACAATCTAAGATCTTGTTCTAGTTTTTCAATACTGGCTTGTGCATCAGCTCTTAATGTTTCTGAATTAAGACTTGTTCCGCCTTGTGGTCCTGCAATGGTATTGAACTTGCCACGTGCTTCTGCTAACATAAGTTTTGCATGTGCCAACGAATATTCTTTTAGCCAAGGACCTGCATAGATATCTGTTAATAAACTTTCATCATCAACATATTTGTATACCCAAAGCACCACAGATGTATTTGCTTTTGGTTTTCTGTGTACAGTAAGTTTACTATTTCTAACATTCCATGTAAACAGATATTCACTGCCAAACAATTTACCTAGTGTTTCTCTGTGTTGTTGCAGAGCATCAAACGTTGCTAGTCCGCCTGCTCTACCACCTGCAAGTAGATATGTGTTTAAATATGCCGCCTCAAATGGTTCAAAGTCGTTGCCTGAACTGGCATTAGTGCCACTTGTTCTTGTGAGAATATCACGCACTTCAACTATTTCAGTGGGTAATGTGTATTCTTGAATATCTTCTTTGAGTTCTAAAAATACGTATGCTTCTTCAACTGAGTTTTCACTGCGTTGTCTGTATTTTTCAAAACTCTTTTTAATAGCCAAGTCATAATGTTCAGGATCGAGTTCAACATCGACCATCTGTCCACCAAGTCGTAGCTCTATTTCTTTTGTTAAATCTTCTTTAAGTGCCATACTACTATTTACCTTGTTTGAAGTAGTCTGCCGTATACTTTAGCAGTTGTTTGATTTGCTTTGCATTTGCTGGAAATGAATTACGCATTCTATCATAACTCGGCAGTTCTTTTCTGTATGCTTCTGGGTTACGAAGCACAGCCTCAGGATTGTCTAAGTCCTTCATTTCATCTGCTAGATCACTGGCGTATGCCATAAGTTCATGTGGATCACGCAGGTAACTACGCATTAGATCTGCTTGTGTGCCACCTTTTTTAACTTGATCCAAGCCTTTCATGTAACCACTTTTGTATTTGGGCAATACTTTTTGATCCATTTTGTCGTATTGATTCCAATGTATGGTTTCGTGTTGCAACATTCTCATCAATATTTTTTTGAAAGTTTTAGGACCATACACTTTATCTAAATTCTTAGCATGTAGATACACAGTCATAAACTTGCCTTCTTTTTCAGTCCAATCTGCGGCCGCACTTATCCATTCATCTGGATCTTTGCGTTCAGAATAGTCTGTAATAAATTCTATTGGAAAGTCTTCAGTTTCAAAATTGAGCAGTTCTTCTAGCTCATTGATATCATCTTTATCATTGTTGGCTTGTAGGAATTCTTGGTAATCTGCCAAAGCATCATCTATAGCAGGCTCAAGGTCTGCTATAAATTCCCAGTCTGGTTCAACTCGTGCTTCAGTTAGTTCCCAAAATCTCATAACTGTATTTATGGGAGTGTTTACTTAAACACCTGAAGTATCACTGTTTCTGCGTTGAATCTACCATTGAGTTTGGTTTCAGTTGTTTTGAGATATTCAAATTGCTTCGGTACCTTGTGTTTTGTGATCTTTTTCCATTGCGACAATACTTCTTTGGGTTTCCTAATAGTTTTTTGCACACTACGTTGTGCATCAAAGAACTGTATTGTTGTACCTTTCACTTTAAGAGTTGCATGTTGCTCCGGCACATAAATGCCAAGTTTTCGTGTTTTACAGTTAAACACCACCAACATTGTTGAATCAATAATTTCTGCTGGTTCCTTACTGGTTACACCAAAATCACTGTCATATACTTTGTACTTCAGTTTTTTAACCTGTTCGGCGGCAGTTTTTTGTTTAGGCTTTCTGACTATTCTGTTGTGTTTATTTTCAGCCAACAGTATATCAAATGCTTGAAACAATCTTTCATAAAACTGTAGAGCATCTTTGCGTTGTGCTTTGTTTAGATGATCATAGCCTTCTTCTAATTGCTTTTGCATTTCATCACGTTTGTTTGGAGAAGGCAAAGAGTCTAGTTCACGATATTCTTCCAATGGACCTGTGTACCATTTACGCATGAATCTAACATGTCCCAAGTTAGTGCCTACACGTTTGAGAGTTTGCAGAATGTTTTTGTCTTTGAGTTTGTTCTTCTGTGGATCAATTAAAAACTCATCAATCCAAGTTTCTATGTCTTCAATTTTTTCTTCTGCGGCCTCTTCTAAACGTTCTTGTATTGTAGGAACATAACCTTTTTTAGTTTTCTTTTCTTCTTCTTTCTTTTCCTCAATCATAGTTGAGCCTGTTTCAATAAGCTCTCCTATACGTTTTTTAATCCATTCAGTCATTGGTGCAAGATCGCCACTGGTACCAGGACATGACTGCCAATACTCTTGTTCTTTTTCATTGTATTCAGGACAACCATCTAGCAGTAACTTACATTGAATGCCCAGCACTATTTGATATTTGCCGGCTTTTCTAACACTTGCTATATCGTCTTTTGTATAGCCATTCTGTTTCATCCATGTAAATGCATGTTCTACATTAT